GAATCATCGTGGTTCCGTTGAAAACCCAGGTAGCCAGGCCGTCGAACCTTTCTTCCATTTCAGGGGTCATTTCATCCTCCGTTGTCGTGCCGTCAGGGAAAGGGCCGGGTAGTGGGCCGCGGATAGTGGTCGCTTGATGGTGCCAGGGTTCACCCGGGACGGTGGTTGCTAGGCCCGACGCTCTGAGCTGGTCGTGCACCTCGCCCCAGTCGAGTCGGCCGTGGTGCGTCAAATCGACGGCATACACGTAGCCGATGCCGTCCGGGGCGTCACCCTGCGCCATGTGCCACGACCCGCGGAACGTTTTGCCGCCCCTGGTGCCTATAAACCGCGAGGGGTTGGCCGCCATGTTAAAGCCTGGTTCTTTAGCCTTCCATCCGTCGTACAGGTACTGCTGGGCGTCGCGGGTGCGCCCCGCGGACTCTATGCGCAACTGGTCGCGGAGGCGCTTAGAAGCCCTGTACGCCCGGCTGAGGCGAAACGCGAGCAACGGTTCGAGCAGGTGCACCGCCTCGTCGCCATCATCTTTGAACAGCTCCAGGTACTCGAGGTCGGCCTCGTAGCCCGGATAGATCACGACTGGGCTTCGAGGAACGCCTGCCAGTCGGCCAGCACGTCGGCAGTCCACGTCGCAGCTGCGACATCCTGGACGCGTTGCGACTCGCCGGACGTGTCATCACCTGGGGCCAGCACGTGCCGGTGGAACGTCCGCGACAGTTCGGTGCCGTCCTCGTCGACGATCGTCGCAACTCGCACCTGGAGTTGTCCTCGTTCGAGGACTTCGATCCGGTCGGTTTTTGTTGATTTCGTCAGCGCCATTTGGGGTTCCTAGATTTGGTAGGCGAATGTGAAGGTGGCTTCGGTAGTTGCCTGGAAGCGGGCACCGTCGATGTCGGCCGTCAGGCCGTCGATGAGGCCAATTTTGGCTTGGCCGGTGTGCGGCGTCGATGTCGGCGTGTGGTTGATCGTCCCCGAATAGCCGCCGATCTTGAAAGCCCCGGACGGCGCGGAAACTTCAGCAGAGGCGTTGAGGGTGAACGGCAGCCCGGTGATCGTCGTCGCCCCCGACGGCGACGACACGGACGACACGATCGGCTTGCCGGACACGGTGATCATCCTGCCGATCTTCGTGTACGAGGCGTTGGTGCCGCCATCCATGGTGATTGTTCCCGACGCGGGCGTGAACGCCAAAGTGCATGACCCTTCCTCGAAGTCGTCCAGGGTGTTCGCGTCGCTCGAATCGAGGTTGTCGAGCTTGAGGCCACCGCCGGACGCGGTCAACTCCAGGGTCGTCCCGTCGTACGTCGCGGTCGATTCCGAAACGACTGACGACGACGACCCGTACGTGCCGAGGCCGTTGGCAGTCGAACCGGACCATGACAGCCCCGCCGCCGGTGCCGTCGTCATCGTCGTCGCATCGGAGAACTCCAAACCGCCCGAATCCAAGACGATCCGGTTGTTCGTCAGATCCATGATCATCGGGAGGATTTCCCCGGTGTCGCCCGTCATGCCTTCTTTTATGGTCGCTATCAGATAGTCGCGGAGCAGATTTTGGTCTGACGAGCTGAGCACTTCGCCGGCTGTGAACTCGGCGGGTACTCCCGAAAATGTTTGCTGGGCCATGTTTGCCTCCTATGGGGCGAGCTTGTTTGCGTCGAGGTGACCTTCGAGGGCGCTGTCGAGAATCAGAAACGTATTTTCCCCGGTTCCTGACGTTGTGACACGCATCGACCAGTCGTTGGGGGTGAGGTCATGCCGCACACCCTCGACGCGTAGGCGGCGGCGCTGCGGGTCTGTTGAACCAGCCGGCGTGAACAGCGCCTCCAGGCCGTCGAAAATACCTAGTTTGGCGACCTTCTCGGCCTGAACTTCGGTCATGGATCGCGGCTTGCAATCGAGCGAAATGATGCGGAGCGCGGGCGTGGAATGCAGCGCCACAAAGTTTTTACAGGCTTTGAGCACGTCCGCGTCGTTCAGGTTCAACAGATTGCGCCGGACGATGTTTCTGATGCCGTACGCCGGTTGACCGATCACATTCTCGTCGTACACCTGGTCGACGCCTGTTGAGCCGGCGTAAATGCCCCTGGTAAATAACAATTCGGCACCATAACTGGTGCGAAAATTCGTCATGGGCGGGGTCGATGCGCCGGTCGATGACCCCCCGAACGTCAAGCCGGTAACGTACGACGCCGAGTTGCGGGCCTTGTACGTCAGGACGTTGCCACGCTTCGTCGACGCCGCCGCAGCACCCCCTGGAAGGCCCTGCCGGCAGAAAATGGCACCGTCCTCCGACTGGGCGAGGCGAGCCGTGTACGTCGCTGTCTGGAGGCGGGCGACAACCTCGGCGGCCATCGTCACCCCCGACGTGTCAATAGCGCGATCCACCGGGTTTGATTCGTCCGGGTAGTCGACCTGGGCGTTATCGAGAATCGCGGTGAAGCGCGCCGACCCGACCTGCTCGACGAATGTTGCCTTGCCGGACACGCCGTCGATCACGTCGACAAGTTCGGTGCGTGCCAGCGTCGACAACCCATCGGACGCTTTGACGATCATCACAGACTGGTTTTTATCCGGGTACGTCACGTCTGTATCGTCGATATTCCCGCGAAACAGGGTTGTCGGCTGCGACGCCGAGTTGAGGAACACGTTGACCTGGAGTTCGGCGTTGATCCACTGCGCGTCGCCGTACGTGCCCCCTGTCAGCGGGCCGTACTTGTTGTCGTCATTGTTCAGCGACAGGATGCATGTACCAGCTGCGAACGAGTCGAGGACACGCTGCCGGCCGACCTTAATTTTGATCGAGCGAACATCAGCGGTCACAGCCCGATTCGACCCATTCAGGAAAATCTGGACAACGAACGTCGGCGCTGCCATCGGCTACTGCCCGATCCACTGGCGCGACAGTGGGCCGTTCTCCTGAACATATTTCCCCATAGCGTCAACCACTTCGTCGCCGGTGACAGCTGTCGCGTTGATGATGACCGTCGTATCGCCGCCACCGGGCAGGAACCGCGACAGGTCCGCGGACGGATCCTTCAGCATCGCGAGCGCGTCGAGGCCGGAGAGGCCGGTTGTGGGGCTGATCGCGGCGAGCCGCTGCCCCGGGTCCATCGTGAAACCGCCAGCAGGGTCGCCGAAGCCGGGGTCCATCGGACCCGGTCCCATCGGGCCGGCCGGTGGCAGACCAGGCTTCTCGCCACGCTCCCCCGGGTCCCCCGTCGTACCACCGTCATCACCACCGCCGAACGGTGGGAAGCCAGGGCCGGGAGCCATCGCGCCCGCTGCACCGTAAAACACCGCGCCGGCGGCCGTTCCTGCCGTTTCCCAGTCTCCACGATCCCAATCCGGGTTCAACCGCCCAAACTGTTCTATGGCGGCGGCCAACCCCCGAGTGAACTCGGTGCCGGCCTCCTCGCCGGAAGCGAACAGCTTGCCGAGGAGCAGTTTTCCTGCCGGTATGATGCCGAGACTGATCATCGCCATCGTGTATGTAGCGCCAATCTCGGCAACGCCCTTTGCGAACCCGGACGTGAGAGCTTCGCCGGCGACTTTCCCCGCTGCCTCCCACGACGGATCTTCGAAGAACTCTGTGAGGGCGGGCATGACCACGTCGGAAAGGTGCGTAACCATCGCCGTGAACGCCGGCAGGAGCGCCGTACCGATCACGACTTGCAGCTCTACCCACTGGCCGGCCAGCTGTTTCGACGTGTTCGTTGCCGAATCCGCTGTGCGGGCGAAATCGCCCATCGCGGCCGCGCCCTTTTCGAGAATGAGGGCGTAGGCGGCCTGCGATTTGATCGCCGGGGTTAGAGCATCCTTCGTGTTCTTGACGAGGCCCATCGCGAGGGCTTTATTCTTGATTGTGGCGGCGTCGAGGAGGATGCCGAGCTTGCGGAGCGGTTCGGCTTCACCGATGAGGCCGGCCCGCAGCGCCGTGAGGGCCGTTTCAACAGAAACGTCGTGCAGGGACGACAGGTCGCCGGCGAGGCCGGTGAGGGTCGTCGCCATCGACGCCGAAGCTTCCTCCGACATGCCCATTGCGTCGCCGAGGCTCGCAAACACGCCTGTTGCTTGCAGCGCCGCCAGGTTCGTGACACCGAACGATTCGAGCGACGTGTCAGCGAACGCTTCGACCGCTTTCGACGACTCGCCCAGGAGAAGCTGGTTTTTGCTTAGCGCCTCCTCCATCGCGGCGGCCTTGTCGATCATCGGTTTCAGCGCCGCAGCTGCACCGATAACGACACCAGCGAGGGCACCGAAACCGACGCCGGCCATGCGCGTTGTCCGCATCAGGTTGTCCGACATGGTCGCCGAACCCTTAGAAACCCGCTTGAACGACTTTTCGAGGTTGCTGGTACGGCCAACGAAGTTTGCGGTGAATGTGCGGGTCGCGGCCATTACCTGGTCAATCCTTTCAGCACTCGTTCGATCTGGTCGGTGTATTCCTTTTTGATAAAGCCCTGCATTTTGATGATCGTCGGAAACAGGTTGTAGCCCTTACGGCCGCGATGATGCGGGAACTGTCGTGTCGTCGACCTGCGCCCACCGCCGAACTCGACACCGAAGAAAATGTCGCCCGACGCTGGCCGGTTCTTTCTGCTTACGGCTGCTTTCTTCGCTCCACCGGCTTTGATTTTCGGCACGGTGCCCTGAACGGCGCGCAGTGAGGGGACGATGATCTGGTACTGGGACGCGTGAAACACTGTGCGGCTGCGTTGCTTCATGCGGACCAGCACCGTGTCGGCGATCTCTTTCGATCCCTTGCTGACCGCTTTGCGGGTTTCCTTCGGGGCGCGCCGCAGATCACGCAGGAAATCGTCCATGCCGAACATTTCGATGGCGACAGCGGATTTATTCATTGAGGGCGTTCGTGCCATTAGCGCCGCTGCCTCGCTTTCTCCTGCTCATCGGCCTGAAACTCGAGGACACGGCACAACGCGTTCAACACCTCAGGTGGGCATTCGAGCAGCTGCATCGGTCCTATCCCTGTCCGCACCGCCAAAGCGGCCACCTGGACGGTCAGGGAGTCGAAACCAAAGGGTCGGCATCATCCTCGCCGACCGCTTCGATGTCCTCGAGGTCGGCCAACCAGTCGTCGAACGGTTTGACCGCGGCACCGTCGCCGTGCGTCGCTTCCCGCCACGCTGCCTGATGCGCCAGCCAGGCGAGGTGCTCAACCCGGATTTCGGCCATTGCCTTGCCGATCCCGAGGCCCCATTTGCGTTCGAAAGCGACTATCGCCGCCGGCCCGGCAACCAGCGTTCGTTCGGTGCCGTCGTGGCAGATCCGAAGCGTGATCTTCATCGAGTTCTTCATCGTTGCCCCCGCTCCCCGCTTAGCTCGTAGCTCGGGTGATAGCCCCGCTGACGGGCCACGACACCGAGAAGGTCGACAGGGTGCCGATCTCGGCGCTGATGGGCGTGTACGCCGTGACGAGGGCGCTGCCGGCGTAGCTCGGGTTTGTGGCGCTCACTGATGCGCTCGTTGGCTTGAACACGAACGCTGTCGCTGTGCCGACCAGGCCGTTGAGGGTCGCGTCGACCTCTGAGGCCGCAAAATCAGCGTTGAAATTGATGTTGAGCACAGCCGTACCGAGGCCGCCGATTCTCGTGCGGACGGCGTCCCCGAAGCTCGTCGTTTCAATTTCATCATAAGAAATCTCCAAACTCGCACTTGTCATTTTGTCGCTCAAATCGACGCCCCCAATTGTCAAGGTGGCTGATGCGCCTCCGATTAGTTCTGCCATGGTTTCAGCCCTCCTGTGGGCGTTTGCCGCCGGTCAGGTGACCGCCGTCGATTAGACGCTTAGCGTCCTCATCGGACATGTCCGATGAGAACGTCGAGCCTGGTTCGTGACCGTGCACGGCATGGTTGCCGACCACGGTGTATTCGTGCTTCTGCTTTTTCGCCATTACGCGTACACCTCCAGGGTGAAGTTGGCACCGATGTAATCGGTTTCGTTCGCGGATATGAGGCCGTATTCGCTCATCTGTGTGAGCTGGCTCGTCGAG